GAGATATTGTTCGCTCAGGATTTGTTCGTAACTATCTTATTCAAAAGACCAAACTAGGAATGGGCATTGAATAATTAAACCTTTACCCCTTGACAATAACATATAGCTATGTTATAATTATTACTTACATTATGGCAGGAAACTAAAATGCAACATACACACAAACCAATATCGTTAGTTGAGATAAAAGCAACCAACAAAGACGGAACTCGTTTATATGAAACACCAGAGGGTAACGAGTACCCCTCAATCACCACAGTCCTCTCTATACGCAATAAGCAAGGTCTGAACGCATGGCGTAAACGTGTTGGTAATGATGTAGCAAACTACATCTCACGAACAGCTGCTGCTCGTGGTACTGCCGTTCATCACATGTGCGAAGATTACTTAAACAATCAAGACATGCAAAACCATACTAAAAACTTTTTACCACATGCACTCTTTACACAGTTGCGTGAAAATGTTTTAGATCGTATTGATAATATCTATTCTCAAGAAGCAGGACTTTATAGTGACAAGTATAGAGTTGCAGGCAGAGTTGATTGTATTGCTGAATTTGATGGTGTATTATCTATTATTGATTTTAAGACATCTACTAATCCACGCAAAGATGAATATAATGAATCATATTATATTCAAACAGCTGCATACGCAGAAATGTTTGAAGAACGCACAGGAATTGAGATAAACCAAATCTGTATTCTCGTTGTTACACAAGATGGTGAAGTTCAAGAGTTTGTAAAAGATAAAAAAGAATATCTACCTTTACTAGTTGAAACCATTGCAGAGTGGGAAGAAAAAAATATAGTTGGTATTGTTTCACCAGAACAATGTTAAAAATTAATGCTGGTGTAGCTCAGTTGGTAGAGCAGCTGCCTTGTAAGCATCAGGTCGTAGGTTCGATTCCTATCACCAGCTCCATAAACAATAATCACAAAGGACACACAATGCAAGAATCTAAATATAGACCTAAGATGTTATTGCAAACACCAAAAATATTTTCCTTAGAAATTGAAAAAGTTGCTTTGGAAAAAAAGATAACTCACATGGATGCTGTTGTTTGGTATTGTGAAAAAAATGAGTTAGAACCCGAATCTGTTGCACGATTACTTACTAAAGGACTCAAAGAAAAGATTGAGGCAAATGCAAGAGATTTAAATTTTTTAGTCGAAAAATCAGCACAACTACCAATATAAGGAGATATGGTAATGAATGGTGAAGTTAAAAATGCTTTTGGGGTCTTAGAAGGTATGAAGATAAAAAAACCTGACACACAGTCTAAAGACAGAATTAAACAATTGGAGTATGAGTGTGCAGAATTGCAAAGGGAAAATGCACAACTGACAGAACGATGTAAAAAACTTGCAAGTCGTGTTCCAGAGTGGCCTAAAGGTTATCGCCCCGGCCGCAGACCTAGTAACAATAATACTCGTCCACGCCACCAAGAGAGAACTAATAATGATCGTAGACCTAATTGATTCAATGGGCAGTGACTTAACAGTCGTTAATGCTGCCAGAGTATCGTTTTCTAAAGAGTCTAAATGGTTAGCACTAAAAACACCAGAGAATGGTCAACCAGAAGGTTTACTGAATGAAGGTGATAAGAAACTTATTAAGTATCTTGCAAAACATAATCATTGGAGTCCTTTTGGACATGCATCTATGCAGTTCAGAATTAAAGCTCCAATATTTGTTGCAAGACAATTAGTAAAACATCAAGTAGGTTTAGTGTGGAATGAAGTAAGTAGGCGTTATGTTGATTCTGAACCAGAGTTTTATGTTCCAAAAGTTTGGCGATTAAAGGCCGAGAATAAAAAACAAGGTTCGTCTGATGAAACTATTGACTATGATGTTTCTTCTACAATGAAACTTGCAGTAAATACTTACAATGACCTTTTAAAATTAGATGTGGCGCCTGAGATGGCAAGAATGATTCTACCACAAAATATGATGACTGAATGGTATTGGAGTGGTACATTGATGGCATTTGCTCGTGTATGCAATCTTAGATGTAAAGATGACACACAAGCAGAAACAAGAGAAATTTCGTGGTTGATTGATGACCTTGCAAAAAACTTGTTTCCTACATCATGGAAAGCATTAAGGTATGAATAGACACATAGTCTATGGAAACGGAGAGTCAAGAGCTCAACTAACGGGCCCTGTCAATCCTAGTGGATTTACTACTTGGGGTTGTAATGCAATTTATCGTGATTTTACTCTTGACAATTTGGTTTCAGTAGATTATAATATGCAACAGGAAGTATACGAATCAGGGTATGCTTTTAAAAATAAATGTTGGTTTACTGATTGGAGTGTTTTACCAAACTTTGATGCAAGTCTAATGAAAATGGGTTGGGCTGATAGTGATGGTACAATATTTGAAACTGCAAGACTGTCTAAAACAGATTGTGTAGTTCAAGGTAAAACAAGAGAACTAGTTGAAAGCAATATCCTAGATGCAATGTCACAGAATCCAAATTTAGTTGAAAAAGATTTAAGACAGAAGATGGAAAAGGATATTGGACTATACATCACTTGGGTTGATAAAAACGACCAAGTAATGGAGATAGATTATCCTAGAGGGTGGTCTGCTGGAAATACTGCACTATATCTTGCTTGTAAGGATGGTGCAGAGGAAGTGTATATGTTAGGGTTTGATGGTAGTAGTTATTCTGAAAACCTAAATAACATATACAAGGGCAGTAAGAATTATCTGCCTGAGGAAAGTCGTGGACTTAACACGATTAACTGGGATAACCAATTTAAAATATTACAAAAGGAATTTCCTGATGTAAAGTTTTATAAGGTTGGAACAGATTTAACATACGATGATTTATACAAAAACATACGTTAACATAAGGAGACTTAAATGTCATTAGATCAATTAAAGAGAAGCAATTCTCTAGATAAATTACTTGGCGAAGTACAAAAGCAAAACGCACCTCAAGAAAAAAAGTCTTACAAAGACGATAGATTATGGAAACCTGAACTAGACAAGTCTGGTAATGGTTATGCAGTAATTCGTTTCTTGCCAGCTGTCGAAGGTGAAGATATGCCTTGGGCTAAAGTATACAACCATGCATTTCAAGGCCCTACTGGTCAATGGTATATTGAGAACTCTCTCACTACTATTGGACAGAAAGATCCTGTTTCAGAAATGAATAGTGCATATTGGAATACAGGTATTGAATCTGACAAAGAAATCGCTCGTAAACAGAAAAGAAAATTACAATATTTCTCTAACATATATGTTGTCAGTGACAGCAAACATCCAGAGAATGAAGGTAAAGTATTCTTGTTCCGTTACGGCAAGAAAATCTTTGATAAGATTATGGCTTCGATGCAACCAGAGTTTGAAGATGAAACACCAGTAAACCCATTTGATTTTTGGGAAGGTGCAAACTTTAAACTTAAAATTCGTAAGGTTGCTGGTTACTGGAACTATGATTCATCTGAATTTGAAAAACCATCTGCAATTTTTGATAATGATGCTCAGATTGAAGAAGTATGGAAAACACAGTATGCTCTTGCAGAATATTCTGCACCAACTAACTTCAAGTCTTATGAAGAACTAAAGACTCGTCTTAATACTGTTCTTTCTGGTTCTGTTACTGTTGGTAATGTTGCTGAAAAGATGGAAGATGAACCTGTAGCTGATGCTACAGTTGATACAAAACCTGTCGATAATACTCCAACATCTGAAGTAGATAAAACTGATGATGATGATACTATGGACTACTTCCAAAAACTTGCTGGATAAAGGTAAAGTGTAGTAGATTAAGAGGTAGGAGAAATCCTACCTCTTTTTTTTATATAGCGTAAGATGATGCTCTTTGGAAGATTGGGTCTGGATTACCAATATAAGACACACCAGAAGATGTAGTAGATGAACTGTTAGATGAACTAATATTGGTTGGAGCCACAACAATTGATGTACTACCACCACCATTACCACCACTACCACCTTTCATCATTTCTGCGGTTCTTTGTGCGTTAACTATCTGGCCTGGCTGGTTAGGAACAAATAACTCTTGACCTCTTTCACCAACTACATATGGTTGTCCTGTTCCAACTGGGCCACCTTCTGCCCTTCCTTCAAGTGGTTGATCTTTAGAATCATCACCCATTCCAAGAAAACTCAAAACTTTTCCAACGCCGGGAATTCCCTTCAGAAAACCTGTGTAGTCAAAGTTAAATATATCAGAGAAGAAGTTTCCTATCGCATCAAACAGACTTTTTATACCATCAGCTATAAATTGAATAGGATCAAGTTTTCCAACTTTTGCTTTAAAGTCATCAAATCCAAATAAACCAGCAACAAAACCGACTAGTTTGAGAACCAAATCAGGTATAAATCCTAGAATAAATCCCATAAATTTAGCTATACCGACTTTAAGTGCTTCACCAACACTACCAGTTTCTTCCAGAGTCTTTTGAAAATCAGTAAATGCAGATTTAAGAGCCAAGATAACTACAGCAATTCCAGCTACAATTGCTATAATCGGTAAAAGTGGAATCATCATGGCTCCAAAGGATGCAGCCATCGCAGTCACAGCAGGCAGAAAAGCTACTAAAGCTTTAATCTTCATCATAAGAAATTGTGCTGCTGTACGCGCCATGGTTTTTCCAGTAGCCAACATGCTTGATACCATCCCACTCAAAGCAGGTAAGTATGTCTTTGTCAGAGCAAGCTTTTGAGCAATATAGAACGCTTTTATAGCTTTAAGCGCTGTTGTAATAGCTCCTATAAACTTTATAATTTTAAATGTTGCAAACAGACCTACCACAACACCCAATCCAATTAATATTTCACCTAAATTATCAATAATAGTTTTAAACATAGGGCTTTGTACGAAAAGTCCAAAAGCAATCAAAGCTCCAGCAAAAAGTGTTCCTTTAACTAATGCCATAAAACCCTTACCAACACCTTTAAGTTTTTCTTTTGCATTCTCTTTCAAACCCATAATACCGCTTGATATTTTTTGTAAAAGTGTACCTTGTTTGTTTAGTGCTGCTTGTCGTTCTTTTTCAATTTCTTCTTTAGCACCCTTGCTCGTTGCCAGTTTTTTTCTCTGGTCAAGTTCTTTCATTTGAATAGATAGTGCAGCCTTGTTGTACTCTTTATTTTCGTCAACCTTACCACCTTGAGCTTCAATGCTTTCCTTCATGGTTTCAAGCATTTGTTTTTGGGCATCTATGGCTTTAACATCATCACTTTTTGTTGTTTTTGCGACATTAAGTTTTTCCAGATTTATTTTTGATTCCTGTATTTTAATGTCTAGTGCATCTTTTTCAAGCTTTGCGGCCTTGGATCGCATATCATTTACTTTTGTGCCGTCTTTTTTCCTAGCCTTTTCAAATTCAGCACTTTGTTTTTTTAAGTCTTTTAATTCTTCAACTGCTTTTTTTTGTTCAAGTGCTTGCTTAGCATCAGAAATTTTATTCTCCTTCGTCATTACATTAATTACATCTTGAAAGGTTGGTTCTGCCATTGAGATTTACCTTATTTGTTTTTAGCGTATGCTTGTGTTCCAAAGAACGCAGCAACTATACCAGCAACAGCAACAAAATATGTTGGAGCCATACTACCTAGTGTTTTTTGTGCTTCATCTAATCCTATCAATGATGCAAGTACTACTGCGAATGGATATAGTAACAATCCAAATAAAGCAAACCATGTCATTTGCCTTTGAGCATCTCTCATTGCATCATTATCCTCAAGTTCTTTTCTCTTGAACTCTAGGAACATTGCATGTTCTTCATCTGATACTTTACCATCCCCATTTGTATCTGCTGGATGGTGACTTTTTACTTCTTTAGTCATCACACTTATCCTCTCTGCTCTTGTTTCATTCTCTTGTTTTCTTCCTCAATATGTTGCATCAACAAATTAAGGTATATTTCTCTTTCCCACGGCATCATATTATCTAATTCTGTTAAACTATATTTATGGTGTTGCATCAGTGCAAAGTTAGTTTTATAGTAATTATGTAGGCTATCGTGGGATAGCCCTACCCTAAAAAACTTTCCAAACCCTCCAAAAGAATCTCATTCTTTTTCTTTGTTTTTGGATTGGTCACTTTAACTACATGACGCAATTTGGGCATAGTGTTAAAAAACTGTGTTATCTTTTCAAACTGTTCGTTTGTAAATTGTTCAATAAAATCTGAAATTTCCTTATCTTTTATGTCTATTCTTTGAAAAACATCATCACCGCTGTGAATTGAATCAATACAACATTCCATAAAATGAAATGTTTTTTCAGCATCTCCAGCACTTGCTTTTACATTTTGCAAATCATTTAGGAGTGGGTATCTAAAAACTATCTTAATGTCTTCATTAATTTGAATTTCATTTGAATGGTCATCTTGTACTTGACATTCAACATCTTCTAGATTTAGTTCATATGGAACTGTTGTTTTACCATCGTCTGGACATATCAAATTTAATTTGACTTTTTCTCCAACAGATTTTCCTCTAATTTTTAAAAATAAATATTCAATATCAAACATTGGAGCAGACTTTGTATTAACTTTACCAAAGGTACATGAGTTAACTAATTCTCCCATTGCATTTGCAATTTGTTTTTCTTCACCAGATTCTTGAGCTATGAGTAATAATTTTTGTTCCTTTACCAGAAATGGTCTGTATTTTATAATCTCACCTGTTGAGGGTAATTCCAATTCATAGGTTGGGGTATTGAGTTTTGGTAATGCCATAATTTTTCATCCTTAAATTTTAATTTTATAGTCGGCGTAGTACTGCTGGTAAGTTTGCAGTAATAGACCTTGATACAGTACTTACAGCATTTTCTGCTACTCTGTTTACTAGAGGTTTGTGTACTGGATTTGCTTCATCTTCCATATTTTCCCAAAAACGATAAGCAAAAGTAATTGATACAGTTTGATAACTAGCACCATTTGCATATGAAAGTGGTTGTTCAACAATAGCTTTAGGGAAACACTCTCTTAGTCTAACACCATATCTCCTGTTGTCTTGTTCGTCTAAAGCAACAATATCAAGTTCACCAGTATAGTCATCATAGTAACCCAGAGAAAAGTCTTGTTGGTTAAATGTAAGTCCTTGCCATGTTTCAAAGTATAACTTTTCTCTCATATCAGAAGAACATTGAAATGTAGCAGTAATGTCTGGGAAACTATAACCAGTTACAAGTTCTCTTTCAGGGCCATACAGATTTGAATCTGGTGTGGTGTCCATGTTACGGCCGGGAAATGCTATTGCTTCACATCTAAGAGAAACAGCTTTACTGTCGTTTGTGTGTTTTTCTCCCATAAGTTGAGAAAATAAACTTACTTGATTACTTCCCAAAGTACCAGAGGGTGGTTTCATCACAACTTCATAGCGGTTTGGTCTTGAATAACCATCACCACTATTGAAAGTTGCAAGAAATTCATTTAATGCACCAAATGCTACTGCATCTCGAAGGCCTTTAAAGTTGACTGCCATTAGATCATTTTCCTACTGTCTGCATAAACCTCTGAGGCTGATGCTTTCTTAAATCTCTGCACAGGTAACAGTGTTGCAACTGTAAACTCATCTGCATCTATCCTACGGAACTGTGACTTAACTTGTCCAGCAAGATATCGTTTAAGTGTTGGTTTAAGTATTTTTATCTTTTTAAGTTTACTATAATCAACTGCAAGTCTTGTACTTTCATCAAAACTAGTATTATTACTATAATCAACCAATTTATCCAATAGTTGAAGTCTTAACTTCATAGGTAGATAGTGTAGGTTGATACCCAGAAATCCATCTGGATATCTTTCTATTGGTAATACCAAAGGAAATGTATCATAGTAAGGTAACTTCTTTTTGTATTTTGGGTCATAGAAAAACATATTCAATCGTCCATAGAAAGGTCTATTATTACGCTTTCCATCTCGTATTAAATCCATGGCGCCTGGCTCTCCAAACTCTTTAATTTTTGCACGATACCAATCAGTAGATTTTGGTCTACCTTTCGCAGCGTCTACGACACTTTGAATATATTTGCTTTTCTTTGCCATACTACTATTTATACTTAATGTTAAGGTGGTCTTCAGTAAAAATCTTAAATTCCATATCATTTGACTCACAGAAGAAATTTGCAGATTTCCACTTTGCCTCATTAATGACCCAAGTTTTAACTTCATTCATCCACTTTTTGGTTTTTCGTTTTGGTGATGACACTGGAGGTTTACATTGATACTTTGGTTTGACTTCAACAATAAACTTTTTAGTCTTACCACTAGCTTGTTTAACTTTCATATAGAAATCAGGAAAGTAACGATGTACTTTTCCATCCCATGGCGAAACATAGGGTATGACAACTTCTTCACTACCCCATTCTAGTACAGATTTGGTATTATCACAATACACCATAAGTTTACGTTCCCAAAGTGAACGATATATTACTTTAGATGGGTCACCCTTATACTTTTTAGGGTTAATTGGATTGTACTTTCCACTATATGCCATTAACTTATCTTATAAATAGTTATAATCACAGGAGTATTTATACATGGCAAAAAATATCTATAATGCCGTTCGTGGGGCTGCAGAAGCTCAAACAGGCAGAGTCTTTAAAAATGCCGTTGGTATTCTTAAAAAATCAGCCATAGATACTATACGAGGTGGTAAAAAAGGCGGTGCTAGTAATGATGTTGCTAATGCAGTCGGAGGTAAATACAGTACTCAAAATTTAACATTTCCTCTTGATTTGGAAGGCCCTACTGGTGCTAATGGTAATCAGGGTCATTATATTCAATTTTTTGTTAATGAACAAACAGATGAAATT